TGTTATGACTGACGCGCAGAAGCGCAAGATGATCAAAGAGTTAAAGGGCGCAAGTAAGCTACATGCCAACCAAGCTAAACGCCTTGAGAAGACGCTTGAGAAAAAGCCTAAGAAATGACTGAGCAGCGCCTTGAGGTAAAAGATGCTCTAGCTGAGATTGGCGCACACGAAAGAGAGTGTGCGGTACGCTACGAGAACATTGAGAAGCGGTTGGAGTCTGGGGCTAAGAATTTTGACAAGTTAGAAAAATTAATCTACGGGCTTTACGTCATTGTTCTAGGGTCGGTATTGATACCGATACTTTTATCCATGGGGTAGATCATGATTTTAGAGGCAGTCGCAGCAGTCAGCGCAGCTTGCAAAGCCCTAGAAATGGCTGCTGGAGCCGCCCAAAATATTGAATCCCTTGGTGCCTATATAGGCAAACTTGGTTCTGCTGAATTTGATCTGCAACGAGCAAAAAATAGTAAGACTTTAAGCGAAGCTGAAGCAATGAAAATTGTGATGGCAGAGGAGACTTTACGTCAATCCAGAGAGAATATTAAAGAGGTATTCTTGATGACTAACAGGATGGATCTGTGGACAGATATGATGACGAAGATGGCGGAGGCTCGTAAAAACCGCCAAGCGTTTATCAAAGCAGAAATCGCAAGAAAGAAAAAATTCCGTAAGGAAATGGGGCAGTACGCGATGATCTTTTTAGTAGTAGTTACGCTTGTTCCTGCGACCATCGGTGGTCTACTGGCTTGGCTAACCAACAGATGATCTTGGCATTTCTTTTAATAGTTATGGTGGATGGGGAGCCGCTCCCAAACTCATCTAACTGGTTGTTTGCAAACGTATTAACGTGCAACCAAGCAGCGCATTATGTTGAGTCTGGTAAGACTACCCCTGATGGTAAAAGCCGCAATCAGAAAAACATCTCTGCATATTGCGTCCCTAAATCAGTTTCGAAAAACACAAAGCTTTGGTATTGATATGAAATTTGGCGCAATCAAAAACATCATTGGTAGTCTGGCTCCTACACTAGGTCAGGCTTTAGCTGGGCCATTAGGCGGTACAGCAGCCGCTGCAATTGCTTCTGTACTAGGTTGTTCCACAGAACCTAAAGTCTTAGAGAAGGCTGTACAGAACGCCACACCAGAACAACTTGCTCAAATCAAGAGGGCAGACAACGACTTCAAGGTTCAGATGAAGCAGCTAGATGTAGATGTGTTTGCTCTACAGACTGCTGACACGCAGGACGCTCGTAAGTTCTTTAATAAGGATTGGACTGCGCGAATTATAGCGGTGCTTTGTGTTGTCTTCTTTGGTTGCTACATATTTATGGTCACAATCCAGCCGCCAGACGCAAACTCAGATGCTGTAATCAACTTGGTTTTGGGCTATTTAGGTGGGATTGTTTCGTCCATAATCAGCTATTACTTTGGTTCATCTGATACGGGGAACAGTAGTGAGTGATTTAATTAGTATGCTTAAACGCCACGAAGGTGTGCGGTCTAAAGTTTATATGTGCAGTGCAAATTACGAAACAATTGCGGTGGGTCGAAACATCAGCGAGTCTGGTCTTGGCTTGTCGGAAGATGAAATTAACTACATGCTAAACAACGACATCAAGCGGGTAAAGGATGAGCTTACCGATAGCTACTTTTGGTTCCCCGCAATGAACGAAGCGCGTCAAGATGCCTTGGTAGATATCTCATTCAATCTAGGTCAGACACGCTTGCGTGGATTTGTTAAGGCTCTTGAGGCCATGTCGCGTGAGCAGTTCGACATTGCCGCCGATGAGTTTATGGACAGCAAGTGGAGTGGGCAGGTAGGCAATCGAGCAGTAGAGGTCACCGAGATGATCCGTACAGGTGAGTACCAGTAATGCCCCTTCAGAAATATTTATTTAACCCAGGCATTAACAAGGAAGGCACTGACTACACTGCTGAAGGCGGTTGGTTTGATTCTAATCTTGTTAGGTTTCGTAAAGGGTTCCCCGAAAAGATAGGTGGTTGGGTTAAGTATTTAACTGAATCATACAACGGTACAGGCAGAAAGCTTCTGGGCTGGGTTGCCTTAGATGGAACAAGGCTTCTTGGCGTTGGCACAAGAACAAAGCTTTATATTCAGTCAGGCGCTTCTTTTGACGATAGAACACCTATCCGTGCCACGACAACCAACGGCATTGTTTTCGCAGCTACTAATGGCTCTTCTATTATTACTGCAACTGATGACGCTCATGGCGCTTCTAAAGGGGACTTCGTCACCATATCTGGCGCAGCCTCATTGGGTGGTTTAATAACGGCAGCAGTACTTAATCAAGAATATCAGATTGCAACTGTCCCATCTGTTGATACATACACGTTTACCGCCAAGGACACGGCTGGAGACACAGTAACAGCAAACTCTTCTGATAGCGGTAACGGTGGCAGCGGTGTAGACGGCGCTTACCAGATATCTCCAGGCTTAGATGTGTTTGTAGATGGTACTGGTTGGGGCGCAAGCGCATGGGGTGAAGGAACCTTCGGGTCTAGTAGCGCAATTGGTTCTAATAACCAACTACGTTTATGGTCCATGGACAGCTTTGGTGAGGATCTAATTGCTTGCCCTCGTGGAGGCAGCATTTACTACTGGGACTATTCAAACTATAGCACTCGCGCTGTAGCCCTAGCAGATTTGAGTGGGGCTAACTTAGCACCAACGCTTGGCCTGCAGGTGTTGGTATCTGATGTTGATCGACACGTTGTTGTACTTGGCGCAGACCCAATTAACTCTTCTGCATCTGGCAGGACTGGAGCAATAGACCCACTGCTTGTCGCCTTCTCTGACCAAGAGAACGCTGCAGAGTGGGAGCCACTATCTACCAATACAGCAGGATCTCTTAGATGTTCCGCTGGATCACAGATTATTGGCGGCCTTCGTGCCAGACAAGAGACTTTGATTTGGACTGACGTTGCGCTGTATAGCCTTCAGTTTATTGGCGCGCCACTTACCTTTGGCCTTACTCTTGTTAACGAAGGCGTGAGTTTGATTAGCCCTAACGCCCCTGTAAATACACCTTCAGGTATATTCTGGATGGATAAGAAAGGCTTCTATTCTTATCAAGGCGCTGTTCAACCTGTCCCTTGTAGTGTTCATTCGTATGTCTTTGATGACTTAAACGAAGGCCAATCATTTCAAGTCTTTGGATTTCTTAACAAGCAGTTTAATGAAGTAGGCTGGTTCTATTGCTCTGGATCTTCAGACGTTATAGATAGATATGTTACCTATAGCTATGTAGATCAAACTTGGTCTATAGGCCAGTTGTCTAGAACAGCATGGTTAGATGAGGGCATTGTTTCGTTCCCAAGAGCGGCAGGCAGTGACAGTTCTGTCAACTACATCTACTCTCACGAGACTGGGTTTGATGATGACGGCGCACCAATGGACAACGTGTTTATAGAAAGTGCTGACTTTGATATTGGTGATGGGCAAGACTTTCAGTTTATCAAGAGAGCCATACCTGACGTTAAGTTCACTGGGGACTCAGGCGGCACACAAACAATTAACTTTGTTCTTAAGGCTAGGAACTATCCAGGTCAATCATTGACCACGGACCAGACAACTTCCTTTACAGGAACAACCACCAAGATTGATACTCGCGCTAGGGGTCGGCAAGCGGCTGTGCGCTTTGAGTCAGATGATGATGCCAGTACTGGTGATCGCTTAGGTGTAGGGTTTAGAATCGGTGCAACAAGATTAGATCTTCAGCCTAATGGTAGACGATGAGCAAGCTCTTACAAGGTAGACTGCCCTTTGCTCCTATGGCGCAGAACGTAGATAGCAATACGTTTAATAAGGCTGTGCGGTTGCTAGAGATAAGTTTGGATTCTTTTAACCCAGACTCTACGCCGCAATTCACCAGGGAGAACAGAGATGTTCTTAAGTTTAATACTGGTGATATTATTTGGAATGTCTCTATCAACACGCTTCAGGTGTACGATGGAGATCAGTGGATAAGTTTGTCACAAGAACTGCCGTATACAACTAACCCTTTAGAAGCTACGGGCAAGGTCGGAACAGTTCAAGTTATTAATAAAGGCGCAATAGTAGTGAGTGTTGGTAGATGACTAAATTATGTGCGAGAGGAAAGGCTGCAGCTAAACTCCCC